TCTTGGAAAGCGGAACTTGAATTGTGCTTCAATCTTTCCATAAACATATTCCAAAGGCTTGCGTTACGGTCAACAGCGCCATTGGTAAGTTCAGCCATCTTTTGGTCTAACGAGATGTCGAAAATCTTAGCTGCCTCGCCTTTTATTTCGGGGTTCTTTGCTTTGATTTGTGAACGTACACGTTCCAAAATCTCGTTGATTTGCAGCGGGTCGGTTATATTATAAGCACGAATAAAGTTGTTGATGCTTTCTGCGGTATCATCAAGTTCTTCAAGAAATTCTTGCCTTGCACCTTTAACAATACCAACTTGGTGCATCCATTCAGCTGCGACCTCGCCAGCCATTTGATTTTTCCGTGCTATTTCGGAATACTTTTCTATGTAGTCTGCATAGTCTTTAAGGTCGGAAACTAAGCCCTCGCCAAACATACCAAACCAGCCAACATCTGTATTAACCTCAATGGAATCGTCTTTAAGGTCTTGTAATGCGGCTTGTGCCTTTTGTATTCTTTCGGCATAGTCAAAACCAACACGCACACGTTCATTAACGTCCTCGATTGCCAATAATTCTGCAATAAGGCCGTTAGCAGACAATGCGCTTTGTTCGATTTGTTGTTTAAGACTTTCCCACGCTCTTTCGCCCTGTTCTGCGGTCAACTTGTTTTGCTTTGCAAGTTCAAGTGTTGATTTATTACCTTTGTTGTTTAGGTAATTCAGCATGCTTTCACTTGCTTCGTTGGCGTTGTCGCGGATTTCTTGGTTTAGTTCGTGCATAGCCTCCCTTGCTGCGTTTGTTTGACGCACAAGGTCTATAACTGCCATAATACCAACAAATACCCACGTCCAAGGATTAAGGAAAAGGGCTTTTAGCGATGCGCCCACCGCCTTAATGCCGTTGGCTAACCATCCCATTTGCTTTGCCGTAGCACCAGTAGCCGTAGCCCACGCCCATTGTTGACGGATAGCAACCATTTGCAAGGCTTTCCATCCAATGAACGTGTAAAGCATGGATTTTAGAACGCGGTCAATTGTTTGCCAATTTTGGAGCAATGCTTTCAGTCCGCTAACAGGTAACGTCAGCAAGCCTTGATTTGACTTACCGATGTCGTTAAGCATATTATTCCATGCGAGGTTAAGGTTGGCCATCTGCACGCGCAGCGTTTCGGCTTGCTTTGCTTGGAACTCGAAGAATTTGCCGCCATCATCGGTCATCTTATTTAAGACGGCCATAACATCGGAATACGACACCATCTTCTTGCTCATACGGTCGTAAACATCGCCAGTAGTCACAATCTTACCTTCAAGTTCCGTAAAGTGTTCGGCCAAAGATGCAACGATAGGTAAGCCAGCGTTAGCAAAGTCACGTGCATCTCGCGCCGTCAGAACGGTTTGCGCACGTATCTGTCCTAAGTTGTACGTAAGACGTTCCATCGGTACGCCCAAGGCCGCAGAAATGTCCGCAAGGCGGCGTGTGGTATCAACTACCTCGTTTGCAGCAAAGTTGTATGCCGTCAATTGTTTGGCAGCACCTGCTAATTCCATAAGTGTGAACGGGCTTTCAATGGCCATTTGGTTCAACTCTTGGAATATTTGCGAGCCACGTTCAAATGAATTAACAAGCACACCAAGGCTACGCTCTAACAATTCGTATTGACCGCGAATTTCGTACACTTGCTTTGTGAACGATGTAATCGCGCCCAATGTCATAGCGTAAACAAGGCGGTTACGGATATATCCAAAGGATTGTGCAAGATAGTTGTTACTATGCGTCATTTGGATATTCTGACCCATCAGTTCGGCTTGCAGACGCTTTAAACGTTGGTATTCGTCGCCTAATTGCTTTACTTGTGCCGTGTTTTGTGGGTCAACGGTCACTTTCTTTAAAGCGGCCATTTTCTTTGCAATAGCATCAACACTCGACTCGTCCATGCCCAGAACGTCATTTAAAGATTTTGGCCTTGCGTCTTTTAGTTTCTGTATCTTTGTTTTAAGGTTGTCGATTTCTTTTTCGACAGCCATTATTTCAGATTTCTTAAACAGTCCACTTGCGAGCATTTCGTCTTTAACCCGCTTCAATTCTTTAAGTTTGTTTTCAACTTGCACAAGATTGTTGGTTGGCAACTTTTGCGCTTGCGCGAGCGATTCCTTATAAGATTCTTGGTTTTCTTTAAGAGCCCTTTTTGCCCTACGTTCCATTTCGGCAGTTTTCTTTTCTTCTGCCTTTAAAATTTCTTCTTCTGTAGAAAGTTCTTCTTTTCGATATTGTTTAAGTTCTGCAATTCTTTCGTTTTGTTTCGCAAGTTCTTGTGTCTCTAACTCCATATTTCTACGCCTTGCCTCTTCGTAAGAAATAAGAGCATCCAACTGCTTAACCGTTTTTACGTCTTCTGATGGTTTCCCAGTTTGCGGGTCGGTTTGTGCTTGTTGAGCCTTTAGCATAGCATCGAAAGATACAGACATTTGTTTCCATGCGTCTTGCATCAAGTCAACGCTAACTTTTTGAGTTATGGCAAAATCTTTCATGGCTCCTTTCATCAAGTCCATAGACACAACAAAGTTACTTGCCATGACACTTGTCTGGTTGCCAACGTAATTAACAAGTGAATCGATGGATTTACGCAGTTCCTCGTCGGAAAGCGAGCCTACAATGATTACATCGTCATTCATATTTTAGGGTGTATATATATTGTCCGTAATAAACTACTTCTTTTCTTTCTTTTCCGTTCCCTTACGACGCACGGGGATTTCTATTTCCTCGCCTTCTTTAAGGTCATCGTGAACGCCCAAGCCTGACATAAAGTTTTCCAACTTTTGTTGTGCCTCATAAGCGGCCTTAAAGTCGTTCCACGCTTTTTTGTCCGCACCTTTTAGGTACTTTGTGTGGGTGTTATCCACCGCCATGAATTGTATTTGCGCAATGCTAAGACGATATAGATAATCATCAAGGCGATATTGCGTGAACACTTTTAGGAAGTCTGCGGCGTCCGCAATGATTGTGCTTCCATAAATAGTGATGCTGTCTCCTCCGATTTCCGCTTCCTTGTCAGAAGTGAAGCCGAAAGCGTACTCACCGATTTTTTGATTAAAAAAAAACCAGACAAGTCTATTGACTTGATAGCACCTAACACGATAGCCGCCCATTGGTTCGTGTCAAATGTGCTAAACATGACCTTTGCTTTCATCACTTGTATCAACTTGTCATTGCGTGACATCGTTTCGTCAACGTCATCATAAGTCTTAATCTTATCGGGCGTAAACAAATGGTTGCAAAGCACAATGGCCATGATTTCCGACATAGCATCCAAATCGGTGCATAAGGCCGTTATAACCTTTTGGTCGGTATCAAGCGTTTCATCTGCCTTGCGCATATCCATGACAAGCCTACAAATGCGATATAACGAATAATAACGCATATCCTTAACACGGTATTCCTTATCACCAAGTTTAACCAAGGATGGCGTATCATTGATTATATCCAATATGTCACGTTGTATGTCTATTGGAAATTCGGGTAAAACTCTTTCTTCGATTTCTTCTTGTTTCATCTTTCCATATTTGGATTTCGTAAAATTCAAAAGGGATGCGCCACTGGGTGACACCCCAATAAACGCACCCCTTTACGTTTCCGTGTTTAGCCTTAGACTAATCGAACATGGTTTAAGTCGCAGAACGTCCTACGAGCTTATACATGTGGTCAACTGCCTCCGCACCTGTTCCAGTGGTGTGAACCAAAGCGGTAATGGTAACGGAATAGTTCAATGCGCCGTCGGCATCCTTTTTGATAGTACCAATGGTAAGACCACGATAGATGTAGAGGGCTGCAAGACCACGACCAAAATCGAGTTGCCAAGCATGCTCACTTGTGTAAGCGTTTGCGGCACCCTCGTACTCGTCTGCTGCGCCACTTGTGCCAGCGGTGTAAGTACCACCGAACAGGGCAGGCAGTTCCGAAAGGTCGTAGTTAGCCAGCTCGAACGTCATAGTAACGGGGTTGCCATCATAGAAGATGTCAAACGGGCTGTCATAGAACTCAGCCTCGATTTCCGTGCTTTCAGGAGCGTCCTGTCCGATAGAAAGACCTTTCAGAACACCCATCAACTTAGTGCTGGCGGTGCTGCCAACAGTACCGTATGCAAGGCTAATGGCTTTTACAGTTGTTTTTCCCATAATTTTTTTCCTTTCTATATTTTAATTTCACAAATAATATTTATTCTTCGATACCGTCTAAAACGACAACGAATGATTTTACGTACACATGATATTGGTTTCCCTTTTGCGTCGTTTCGTCAACGTCCATTGAAAGGACACTATCACCAAGTATGTAATATTCTTGGTCATCGCCGTTTGCAATGGCATCCTTGACAACTTGATTGATAGATGTTTCAAATGCCTTGTATAACGTCTTATCCAAGCGTCCGCGTGATTTCTTTGGAACGTATGCCGTAATCGTACAACGCACCCGACCGTAGGCATCACAATCAAATTCAGAATCGTCGTTCATGTTACCCACTTTCAACACTACAAAACCATCCTTAGAATCGCTTTCCGTCGTTTCGGTCGGTTCGCCCATACGGTAAACGTTCTTCGTAACAACGTCATAAACGAGGTTATAAAGATAGTCGTAAACGTCTATTCGTGAATCGTTGAACATAATCCTTTATTTTCTTGTTTTAATACTTTGGTTGGTTTACCTCAAATCGTACACGGCAAAGCGGAGATAATGCTTGCTTGATATGGTCGTACCGTTGCGACATAACATCGAATTGGTAACGTTTGCCATGAAACATAAATCCACCCTCAAGATAAGCACCGTAGGGGGCGCAGGCCGCAAAGACGATTTCCCATCCTTGTGTTTCGTCGGGCTTGTAGATTTGGACGAATTTACGCGCTAATGCACGTCCGTTTACATCTACGCTTATCGACGGGCTATATTCGTGCAAGATGGACTTACCCTTTGCCATCTTATTGCCGTAGTAGCCATGTTTGGCCTTCTTTCCATTGTAATAGACCGCCCACACATAGGAATCTTGTAAGTTGATGGTTTGGTTTGTGAAAGCACGGGTTTCAACTAAACGAATAATCTCGCTTTCTGCAAAGGCTATAAGACGTTCTGTTTGCTTATCGGCTATGTTGTTATACATTTGCCTTGCCAATGCTTTCTTGTTGAATTTAACCCTTGTTTTCGTCGCCATAGTTACCACGCCTTACGTGTAGAATATACACTTATGCCACCTAATTGTGACGGTTCAGCGTTATCTACAACAAATTCCAATGTTTCACCATATCGGACTAACGAAATTTCATCACCTTTGCGAGGAACGATGTAGTTGCCTTTATCATCTTTAGTCAACGGCATGGAAATAACATAGGACGCTGTTTGCAAGGTGTGACCCTCGTCATCCGTAGTCATGTGTTCATCCATAACGCCCTCGTAGATGACTACATCAACATCATCTTCGTCACCTTGACCCTCTACCTTGCGTCTTACAACGCCCGTATAAGGATATTCGGATATTTCGTCGCGTAATGCCATAGTGATTATAATTTGTCAACGTCCTCAATGGGTACGAACTTAATCTTACGTCGTGCGCTTTCTAAGATACCTGCACGTTCATCACCGTACATCGTATAGATACGGATTGCGTACTTAATCTTTTCGTCTTGGTAGAAATCCTGCTCTTGGCCAATGGTCTTTTGATAACCGTTGTGAGATTGCGACAACGATGCGGTATTTGAAGGCGAAAGGAGAACGGCGGTGAAAATAATATCAGCCTCCATCAAATCCCTAAGACGCTTGGTAACGTTAGCACCATACACGTCATCGTCGGGCTGAACGCCACGGTCGAGGGCAATAACCTCGAAGTTACCTTCCTCAAAACTGTAACGTGTTTTCTTTTTCAACCATTCAAGTACCGTCATCGTCGTATCAATCTTTTATTATGAGCAAAATCTTTTCCCAATTCTAAAGGTTTAGTTATCCGCAGTTGTGGTGTCAACGACTACGTGATACTGGCTTTCGTCAAGCACGGTAGCGTAACGTCCGATGACATCGGTGTGGTAGGACTTCAACATACCATTAGGCGTAACCTTGTTGATAACGTTCAAGAAACCTTGCACCTTTGCCAAAGAGAAGTCGATACCCTTGTTGACCTCGCCGCTCTTCATCAGTTCAACTTCGGCGACCTTTGCGTGTACCAAGACACCTGCATAGCCAAGAGGACGGAGAACAGCCACACCAGGAGCCCAACCCCTAACGGTAGTGTAGGTAGTGATACCTTGCACCACTTGTTGCTCGCGCACGATGCGGATAGGCGAAATCTTACTGATGGGTGAACGGGAATAAAGCACTAGTTGCTCGTAGGTGATTGTGTCAACATTGGTAGTCGAGCTGCCGTTGGTGACAACGATAACCTTATCGGGCGCGTAGAGGGCGATGTAGCGGTTTACTTCCTTGATGAAAGCGGCGTTCTTCAAGAGGACATTCACTACGATGTTCCAAGGAATATCCCACTCGAACGGTGTGCCGTCGGGAATGTAGTTAGCCTCCTTGAAATCAGCCTCAATCTTACGCATTTGTTCGGGAATGTCGCAATCGTTTGCAGTCCATACCTTTGCACCAGCCTTCTTGTAGTTGGCAAGGGGAATGTATGCGCTTTGGTTAGCGACAACACCGCTAAAGCCTTGTGTGGTAGTAGTGCCGCCAGCAACGTTGGTAACGTTGATAGTGTTACCGTATTGACCACCGCGTGAAATTGTCATAGCGGCCATGTGTGAAACGCGCAGGTTTTGCGTCTTTACAAGGTCGGCGACACCACGAACAAAACCGACAACGAGGTTCTCGTCGGCACCCAGCTCGCGAAGACGTGCTTGGAGTTCCAACTTAGACATAGAGGTTTCAAACAAGCCCTTACCATATTGGTAGATAGAGCCCGTCTTTTCCTCCATACCCTCGGCCTCGAGTTGCATGGTTTCGGACAGCGGAGCCATAGCGTCGGCCATAGGCACGGTACGCTTGATGCCTTGCTTAACCGTCCAAGCAGGGTTCTTTTTGAGGTCGTTACGGTCGATGTCATACTCGTTACCCTCGACGCGGAAGTGCTCTTGCCAGAAGAACGCATTTTCCTCGATTTCGATGGTAGAGTCAATCAGTGTTTGGAGGAAGCCTGCATTAGCCCCATCCATAAAGCCCCTTTGATAAAGTTTTTCGATGGCCTCATCAGGGGTGAAGTGGAATTTAAGTGCATTTGCCATATCTTGTTTCCTTTCTTTAATTACGTGTTAATAATAGCGACGATGATTAAATCCAGAAGATACCGTCAATAAGCGACTTGTTAAGTGCAAGCACGTACTTGGGTAGCGGTTGCATCTTAGCAATCCACGCCTGCTTGTTATAGACACCCGAAACGCTGTAATTAGCATTTTGGAAACCATAACCCTCGGTGGGAAGCATATCACGGTCGGCCTCGTTGAATACGTTGGGCTTCGGGCAAAGAACAGGTGCAGAACCAGTGCTTTCGGTGTCTTTGGCCTTATCAGCCTCAACAAGAATAGTACCTGCATCAATCTTAGCAGTCGAAAGTTTGTTTTCAAGAGTGACCTCGAACTTTTGGTTTGTTTCGTCGTAAGTAACGCCCGTAACCTTTGCGTAAGTACCAGTATAGTCGGCCTCAGTCGTAGATGCAGTCGTAGTGTATGTTCCACCATCTTCGGTAGTCTCGTATGTGGTAGTAACAACCTTAGTGGAATCTGGGGCGACCATGAGGTATTGACCTACCTCGGGCGCATCTGAATAGCCATCACCGTCAATGTAGATGGTAGTAGCATTTGCCGCAGCATCGGCCTTCAACTTAAACGAGCGGAAAATCAGCATAGGTTGGCCAGGAGTGTACTGCATAAGTTGTGCAGCCCAAAGATGGCCAAATCCCTTGTTGGGGTTAGCGATAGTACCGCCAAGGAGGATATTGTTACGGTTTTCGCCGTTGCTATCCTTTACCCACACCCAACGACCGCCGCGAAGTTTCTTAGCGGTCTCGAAAAAGTATTGGAGATTCGTAACCATAATTTTTTGTTATTTAAAATGTTATTGAACTTTCACTTTCTTTAGCGAAGCAATGAAGTCCTCGTCGCGCTTTTGCGTTTGTTGAGGTGCCAACGGTGCAATGTCGCCAATGGAATCTTTAAAGATTTCCTTAAAGCGCGTTACAAGTGCGTCTGCTTGCTCCTTGTCTTCTTTATCCAACTTAACATCATAATCCGTCGCAAATTTCTCGAACGACGCATGAAGATTTTGTCGGATGCCTTTCTTGGCCAATTCCATGATGTTCTTGAACTTGGTGGTTTTCTTTTCACCGTCCATGAACTTGTCATAAGCATCCAATTTGTCTTGAATCTCTTTAGGGAGTTCAAAATCCTTTGGGTCTTTCTTTGGCTCTTTCTTCTTTTCTAACTCAGCAATTTGGGATTTGTAGCCGTTTTCTTTCGTCTCAAATTCCTTGGTCTTATCCGTGATAATAAGGCTTGCACCACTAAAAGCGGAGTTAAGCGCAAATTTCATGTCGCCAAGTGCCGTTTCATCGTCAGCTGCTGCGTCTGGATAACGCTTTGCAAGATGTTCAGCAAACTTGTCTTTAAAACCATCGGTGAGTGTCGCATTGGTGTAACTTTTCTCGTTACAATAGTCGTTTACTTTCTGTAAAGCCTCTTCTTTTGTCATAGTTTTCTACTATTTAAAATTTAAATAAACAAAAATGTTTGGTGCAAAGATACTATAATTTATAATATTCAAAAAATGTGTATTTATGTTTTCTCTTTGAAAATCCTCATTTTTCAAAAACTTTTCAAATACGTGGTCAAAAACACATTGAAACAATGTGTACCTTTGCAACAAGAAATTTCTTTTAGTTTAAGTTGTATATATTATATAAATAGGTTCGCGTATGGCGAGAAAGCGTAACGACATAGTACTGGCTCCGTTGGAGGATGGCAATCAACGACTTGCTATCCGTTCTAACGCAGACATCGTGTGCTTTACTGGCGGTACGGGTGGCGGCAAATCCGTTGCTTTGTATTATGCGCCAATAGAACACCTTGCTATGAACGATAACGCTAAGATAGTTTGCTTTATGCGTAACGTATCGGACTTTTGGGGCGCAGGTAAGGTGAATGACACACTAAAGAAAATGTACCCACTTATTGACCGTTCAGTAAAGAAACAACCGCATGACCCGATAGGCGAAATTATCCGTAACCAAACGGACATGGGTATGAAACTTTACAACGGTAGCGAGATAAAGTTCCAACAATTAGACAACGAGAACCCTATTGTTATTGATAAGATTACCAAGGGTTTGCAAGCAAAGAAACTAATCTTTGACGAGTGCAATAAGTTCCTTTGGCGCACAATATCCGCTTTTTTCCCACGTTTGCGTAGTGATTCAAGCGGCAAGGCACAAGTATATTTGGCACAAAACCCCGAGCGCGAATGTTTCATGCGTAAGATGTGTGGAAAAGGCGAGCACGGCGGCGGTTGGATTAACGATGACGGTACTGTTGACAAGTCGATGGACGGTGTTGTTATGTTCTTTTGTATGCCGAATGGCGACCTTGACAAGTGTGTTTGGGGTAGAACAAAACGCGAAGTGTACGAAAAGTGCAAAGACCATATAGATTCGCTTTTGGCCGTTGACCCCGATATGACATACGAGGATTTCATCCTTTCGATGGCTTTCTTTACGTTTGATGTGCGCGATAACAAGAAAATGCTATCCAAGAACAAAGGTTATCGCGGTTTGGCCGCTAATAGTGCCACCGCAGCATCTGCCTATCAAGTTAATTGGAATTATTCGATTAACGACGAGGAAGAAAATCTTGATGACCTTGTGAACGTGGAACTTTCAAAGATGGACGTTGAAAGAATGTTTAGACCTAAAGACGTTCCGCGTGATAGCGAACTCTTGAAACGCCGCATGACAATGGATATGGCCACTACTGGTTTTGACAATCTCACTTTCAAATATTGGGAATTGTGGTCACATTACGGATGGATTTGCCGTGACATTCGCTACTCGATGGATAACAATAACCGCGAGGCCGTTATGATGGCAATGAATTTCCGCGATAAACACAACCTACAAGAAAAGGAAATGATTATCGACGTGCAAGGTTTCGGTTTCTTAAAAGAATGTTTCCCACGTGCCATATTGTTTAGTGGCGCAGGAACGCCGTCTAATCGCGGTAAGACGCAATTTAGGACGCTGAAAGACGAGGCTGGACACGTGACAATGGAAATGATACAATCGGGCTTGATTCACTACGAGCCGCAATTGGCCAATGCGCGATATAATCACAAGAACATGAAACGCGAGGGCGGTACGACTTACTTAAAGCACATGGTGTTTGAAAGCCGTATATTCCAATTCAAGAAAACGCCCAATGGCCGCATAATGATGATGAGCAAAGAGGATATGCACTCGTTGCTAAAGGGTATGTCACCCGACCTTTTCGATAACGTCATATTGCTTTGTGGCGGTAGTATCTACGATTGCCATAAGATGCTTAAAGAGGACGCAGGAATAATCCGCAAGCAAATACAAACCGAGGACATGTTGGCGATGCTTAACGTGACGAATGAAAACTACGTTGACCCACGAATACACAGAAAGAAGATACGTAATGCGAGTGAAATATTAAATGTTTTAAGTACGATATAACGATGATTAGACTACATGACATAAAATGGTTTCTCCAAGACCCAAATCGGCTTGTGAAAATGAAGCCTTTTACACGTGGCGGCAAAATGGTGCCTCATGGTTATGAGGGTGAGCCT